AAGCTACGATCCGGTACTGGCATAAAAGGATTAACCGGATTCATTTTATAAACTTTACCTTGGTTTTTTCTATGCCATTCAGATTCATTAATCTGATACTGCTCAGCTTCTTCTGTACCAATTTTACCTAAGTCATGATTAAGTGCTGCAAATACCAACTCTTCTTCTGTATAGTCGATATAAGAACCCATATCAGCCCATAACTCTTTTAGTTTTAGAGCGCAATCAACTACACGCATAACGTGATCAACATAACCTCCTGGAAATGTATTGTGGTGATGGTCAACACTAGATGCTGGCATAAGCATAATACGCTCTGCATGATCTGTGTATAATTGTTTTAATTGTTTTGCACGTTCGGGTGCAATGTGGCGATCAATGTACGTTAAGAACTTTTCGTAATTCTTTTGTAACTCTTCTACTGTGTAATCCATATTATATTTGTTTTTGTAACCTTTTTAATTCTGATTCGATTTTTCTAACGACTGTCTTTCTAGTCTCTTTTTTTAAATCTTTTTTTAATTCAGTATAACGCTTCATTATATCTGCCTTTTCTTGTGCCTTTTGAGCCTTTGATTTTTTAGGTTTAGCTATAATTTCTGTAGCCTTTAATGTACCTTTTAAATCCGATTGTTCAACACCTTTATGGTAAACCGTACCATTTGCATGTACAAACTCTTTCATAAATTTCCAACCTTTTGGAAATCCTTGAGCTGTCATTTGTCTTTTTTTAGTTGGTGTATCAAACTCTTGCTGCACATCTATCACACATTCCCAGCACGTAACTGTTACACAGTCATCTGATCCAACCTTTGTAAATCCGCCGCAAATTTGACATTCTAATATTTTTGCCATTTGTAGTAACTTTTTATCTAAGTATAACAATACTAAGAAAAAACCTATTTTCCAAATTTAATTTGGAGAGGATGGTGTTACTGCTATACGCGTATCAATTAATACTGTATATATAACATAGCCTTGAATATAGTGTTTGCCGCGGTAAAATGGAAGATCTCCATTAACGTTGTGGGAATGCATCATTGCTTCGGTAACTTGCTTTTTTACACGGCTACAAATAAGAACTATATGATCTAGTTGTAGATAGTGTATCATTTCTTTTCGTGAATCCTCTTCTAACATTTCACTAAGCTCATCGATAACATAATATTGATATATGTATTCATCGTATATTTGCTTTCTTGCATTTTTATTTGCAAGTATGTCAGCCGGAATAGCAGATTGGCTCATCGATTGTATAGTTCGACGAGCCAACTCTAATTCAGTTGAGACGTTTGCTAGGAAATGTGATTTTACTAATTTATCAAAGCATCCCATTTTATATTATTTTTTAAGCTTTATTTGGACGTCCACGACGAGTACCATTCTCAGTCGTAGTTGTTGATACCGTAGCTTCTTTATTAATCACGTCTGAGTTTTTACGCTTCTCAGCAGTCAATAAATCGTTTACAGATTGGTATTGGCTTTTTAATTTAACTATAGTTGTAGCTAAACTAGCATTGTCTTCTTCTAACTTTAATATATGCTTTGCAGCTTGATCAGCGTAGTCCCTTGTTGTCTTATACTTTATCAGACTGTCTAATGCTGCTTTTTTATTTGCATAAAATTTAAACGCACCTATGCTTAGTGTTACTAGAGATGCGATTGTAATTGTTATCATTATCATAACTTTATTTGTTTTTTAATTGTTTACTTTGTTTTATAAAATTGTTGCTACTATTGTTCTTTTTCAATTGTGCTACTATATAATTCAATATCAGGAATTAATTCCAGAAAAGCAACAATTTGCTTATATTTTTTAAATATATTTTTATAGCTCCTAGTTGTCATAAGGTTTTTTGTAACTTTGATTCTTTCTTATAAATAGTTTATAAGACTAAAAAAGCTGGGTAATCACTCCCAGCTTTTACACACACAAGCTATGAAATCATAGCGAAATAATTATTTTGTTTCGGCAGTTGTATCTGCTACTACAGCTGTAGTGGTATCAGTTACGTCAGTTACAACCGTAGTTGAGTCTGTACCTGTTACTGTTTCAGTTGTTGTTGAGTTTGTTGAGCAGCTAGCGAACATTGTGGCTACAACTGCAAGGACGATCATTTTTTTCATCTTTTTTGTTTTAATTGTTATTTTATAATATAAATATACGACTCTTTTTTTAATCTAGCAACTACTAAATTAAATAATTATTATAGTATTTGTATAATTAGTAATGCAGCTGAAAGTGCTAAGCTAATACAAACTTTAGAGTTTATTCCTTCGCCAAGAAACACGTTTGTAAAAACGGTAAAGACTAATATACCAACAGCAAAAGCCATAAATCTTCCAGGCCATATTTTATTATCCATACCTGTATAAGCAAAGTCAGTGGCTATCATAAGTAGGTAGCTAATTGGTACGCCAATAAAGCTAATTATTATTTTATGATCCTTCATCCATGGCCAAACAAATTGACCGTTAATTTGTAACCATGCTAAGGCTTGGGCTAAGAAAAAGAGCAATAAGGACCATATTATTAACATATTTATTTTGTTTTTAATCATATACAAATATACAAAATTAATTACTGACTTCCAACTTATTCCAATAATTAAAATCTATATGTCGATGTTTTGGATCAAATGTGGGATTAGATATAATTTCTAAAACGTGTTTTAAAATTGAATGTTTTGTCTCACCCAACCATTCTAATACATACGGCTTTACTTTTTCAAGAGCTAATTCTGTAAATATTAAATCCTCTAATAAGTGACTTTTAACATAGATTTTAGCGTCTTCTACGTACTCTAAACACTGAACTTGGTAAGACTCACTAGCTCTTTTTATAGCCCATTTTTCCGCGTTATATTCGCTCAAATAAGCATGCATTCGATCACCAGTACTTACATGCCCTAACTCATGTAAAGCTACTAAAAAACTCCAATCATCAACAGGTCTAGGGATTATTACCTTTCTATCCTCAATAAAAGCTTCATAAGAATCTCCATCAGGATCCCAATCTACCCATTTCTTTACTCTTACGTTTGTTGTTTTTAGTTCATGTCGTAACCATTTATTATACATTTACTAAAGATACGAAAAGGATGTCACATTAGCAACATCCCTTTCATCTAAATTAAATTTAAGTATTACTCTACAGTTTCGTCTTTACCACCTTTAGTCAGTGTGATAAACTTATCAACTGAAGCGATACCAAAACAAGCAATGCATAAGATTTTAAACGAATCAAAAATAAACTCGTTAATTAAGAGTGGTTTACTCATAGCACCAGTTATAATGTCTGCTATTGCAAATAGACACATCATTACAAATGCTAAGAATCCAATAACAGCTTTTTCGTTAATAGAGTTGTGATCGTTAAATAAATCGCGAAAGAATTTTTTCATAAATTAAAAGGTTTTAGTGTAATAATCTGTAACCCCAGTCATAGGTGTGAAGCCCATTCTTTGCCAAACCTTTTTACTGGATGGTGTAACCTTTAATATAACTACTTTTTTTCCTGTCAATCTAACTAGTTCGTTAACTGCTTGAGGACCAAAGTTTTTAGTACGATGTAATTCATCAATGTGTATTGATATAATCTCAACTGTGTTTTTGTCGACATCACCAAACTCCATTTCACCAACCTTATGGTTTACTGGAGCTACGATGTTAAAGAACTTGTGAGGACCTTTAATGTACTTGCTTGGATAGCTGGTACCAAAGTCTGATTGGTATTCTTCAATAGACTTTAGACCAATTATTTGCTCAAACAATATGTTAAGTAAAGATATCACTAGATTTGATTATAGTAGAATAAGCTTAGCTTATTTTAATAAATTATAGTATTCTTTAAAGTGTTTAATACGATCTGCAAGACCAATAGTACCACCGTTTACTCTTTTCGTAACTGATGTTACTGTAGCATCATCAGCACCTTTATCACAAATAGTCCAAAGACCATTTTTATTAAAAAAGAATGCTGCACTAGCTAATGGATATTTAGTAGCTACTAGATCCGGATTTGCTAAGATATCGTCTTCTACGGTCGCATCAAATGCTTTGTAATTATCTTTACCAGTTAATTGGATAAATCCTCTACCTCTGTGTTTCCAACCATCACCAGATGCTTCATTTCCGTTACCCATTCTTGATGAGTATACTTTGTTTGCAATCTTTTCAGGATTACGAGCACTACCTGCAGCTGTTGCAGAATTAAAATACTTTCCAAATATCTTAACTAATCCATCAGCTGAATAGTTTAAGTTTTCAGACACAGCCTTAAACCCAGCTGATTCATGACCACATTGAGCCAAGAAATGCGCTAATCTTAGAGTGTTTGTGATGTTAAATTTAGCTGCTGTGTCAGGGATTTGAGCAATAACTGCATCAGGAATGTGACCTTTCAAAGCTTCTAATTTAAAGCTTGATGCTGGTATAACTACAGGTGCAACAGCTGTTGGTGCAGATGATCCGAACATCTTAGACCAAGTGCCGTCACCGACAATACCATCAGCAACTAAGCCATTCGCTGCTTGCCACTCTTTAACTAATTTCTCAGTGTTAGGACCGAAACTTCCGTCTGGAGTTGTGCCTAATTTTGTTTGGAGTTGTTTAACTTCTTCTCCTTTTGAACCTACTTTTAATAGCATGTGTTTTTGTTTTTTATATGTAAATGGTTAATGTTCTGGGTCTGGTTTATGCTTTAGACCCAATTCGTAAAATGCTCTTTCGTAAGCTTTGTATCTGCTTAATCGTTCTTTTAATATGTAGGATCCTGCTAACTCAGCTAATTCGATTGCTCGATTTTGCTCGAAAGCTACCCACATTAATTCCTCAATAAAACTCTCATTTGTAAAGCCCATAACTATATGCTTCTATTTTATTATTTGTTTGTTTTAAAAATCTTTATTAATACCAAAGTTAAAACTCTCAGCCTTATCATATCCTAGACCACTTTGTCGACAGTAGTTTAGTACCAAAGAAACCGATTTATCTTTACTTATATAAATATTACTATTAAAGTCATATTCTAATAAAATATCTTTAGGTTTATAGAAGTAGTTTACACCACCACTAAAAGAAAAACTATAGTATTCATTACTCAAAATAGGAAATGTTATTTTCATTCCATTAAACTGAGTTCCTTCTATAAAAGACCAATATCCAAAACTAACACCTACTGCTATTCCAGACTTCAGGTATCTACCATATTCAATATTAGCCCCCATTGTATTTCTCCAATCAACAATTGGTGAGTTGAAGAATACTCCTGTACCAGCACATATGTAGTTTTTTTGACCATTTACTACTGAACTTATCAATAGCATTAACATTAATAATAATTTTCTCATTTTTTCTTTGTAGCTGGCTTTTTAATTGGTGCTTTCTTTACAACTGGTTTTTTAGTTAGTTTTTTAACTGGCTGTTTTTCTTTTCTATTTCTAATAGCCTCGTATACTATAGATCCTATTAACATTATAGCTAATGCTAATGAACCAATCATAAAATTATCAAATATTGCTATCAGATTTAACATTTTAACTGTTTCTTCTTGCCCAACCCTAGTTTGCAAATCAGTCAACCAGTTAACTTTATCTGTTACTGACGGCAACTCTTCTTTAATTTTACTTTGTTCTAGTAATTTTTGAGCTCCTACTTTATCAGTTTGAGCTAAATCAAATATTGCATCTAATTTATTATCTATATTAATCATTTGCTTGTCTGCTAAATGAGCAACTGAGTCTTCTTCTGGTACTAAATAAGTAGCAAGATATGCTTTCCAGTCTTTGTCAGTTTGTTCTCTAGAATCCATTATTTCACTCTTATGAGCCAACAATGTATCTATACTAATAATATTGGTTGAAAAGGCATCGTCAATGTGTGTTCCATAATAATCAAACCTATGTGATAAGAGCGGGCCTGGTTTTAGTCTGTCTTCTAGTATTGTGGTTGCGGATGCGTGGATTTTACCATCAACATATTTTCCAAATGATGCCACAGCAATTATTATAGCTGTGAGAATAATCATAATTGTAGAACTTTTCATATTACTTTTTTTTAGTTTGCAACTTTGTTTTTGTGGTTACTTTCTTTTTAGGTGGAGACTCACCACCTGTTTTTATATTTTTTAAAAACTCTGCTGGGTTGTTAGCAAAGTTGGTTGATATTTTAATTATTCCTGTAAGTAACTCTGGTGAATTTAGTCCTACTAGACCATAAGCAATCGCCTTATACATTGAGGCAACTTCAAATTGCTCTAGTATAAACCAAGCAATTAACGAAGCAATCATTGCAGCTACTATATTACTAGCAATCTGCTTTGGAGTCTTATCCTCAGGATTTTTGCTTGTAGCCAATCTAGCTACCATTCCAGCAGCTCCGATAAGCAATACTATCCATCCTCCACTCATAAAAAGTGGTATAAATTTACCTAAATCATTCATTACTAGTTTGTATATAGCGTTAAACACAACCTCACTACTAATCTAATAAAGTAGTGCTTTACCTAGATGGAACCTATAATAAATAGGTTACAACTAAATTTAACGCCTTAATATTTTTGTGTTTTTTTAAAAGAAATTAAACGTGTTGGTTTAACGATAATTTCATTCCAAAGCGATGTAGCACCACCAATACAATCCTCAAAATTAAGACACATATTTGTCTTTTTTCCTGGGTAAGCTAAGCGGTACATATTGATAGCTCTATTACCTCTATCAGTAGCAAGACTTTTAACATCACTCTTAAAAGCTCCACGTAATTCTCCTTCTAATTGAAGTAGTACATTGCTTTCAGGTCTGAAAAAAGGTTTCCACTGCTTAGTAAAGGTACTAATAGCGTAAGTGTGATTTTGATTGATTGAGTCTTGTAAATTAATTAAACCCTGCTCTGTTGTCCAGTGTAATGTTACGACTCTATTATGTGTAGTACCATATATATCAGTTACTAGTTTATCGTCCAATAACGCATATGGTTCAAGTGTTCCTCTCGAGTAAAAATAAGCAACTTTAATGTTATCAATAAAGCTAACATCACGTTTATCATTGTAAAAGTATGTTGCGAATTCTCTACGTAATCCCCAAACTTTATGGTTTACAAAATCCTCAATAAAGAATAATACTTCTTTTTGGGTTAAGCTATCAAAGCGTTGAGTCTCTATATAAAGTTGGAAACTAAACCACCTCATAATAAGCTCTGCTAGCTTAGGATCTTGATCTAATACACCACCACGAGTATCTTTACCCTTCTTCTGAAGAGCAAGAAATTCATTCGCTACTTGTTCCCATTCGGCGATTGTAGCAAAGCAGTTTTCTGGATGTATGTATCCTCTAACTTCCATTAAACTCCAAGTAAACTAGCCTCTAACTTGTTTCGTAAATCTTGTAGTGGTTTACGTTTTGCAACGTATGCTTTAGTATCCATTTTACCATCTTTCCACTGCAACATCAACTCATTCATTTGAGTTTGTAGTTTAAGCAATTGTCTGTGTACTTTGTTTAAAGAGTTGTCTGTACCACCTTTACTATTATTTAAAGCAAACTCATCCTCGAAAGCACTCTCAACACTTTCCATCATTCCCAAAGCTTTATAATTAACGCTACCATCAATTAGTTTTAAGCGCTTTAATGCTTCAAAAATAGCCATTACAGCATCACCATCACTATAGCTATATTTACCAGCTAAGCTAGTGACAAATCGATTAACCATTCTATCCAACTCAGGGTTAGATTGTTCTGCCAATACTCTAGTAATTTCCTCTTTGATAAGGTCTTTTAAATTGATTTTATTAGACATTCTGTATTTTCATATAAATATGTTACAAATAAAGAAACCACTCTAGGTAGCGATACTTTGAGTTTGATCATTATTTATTTTTTATTAGCAACTCTCCTAACACTTCCATTCGACCTACTTCACGTTGAAATTCAATTGGAGTCATAGATAAAGATATTTTCTTATAAGTTTCTTCAAACTCTTTTACTGCATCTTCTACATTAAATTTACTTTCAGTAGCCTTCTTGTAGTAACTAGCTTTTACCTTGAAGTGATGCCAAGTTAATAACGCTAACCCGCCTTTCTTTTCAGCTGTCGTTGCTATCTTCTCAGCTCCTTTACCTCGAGTTTCAGCAAATTCCTCAAATACTTTTCCCGTTACCATTTCTTTAGCTTCATTCATTTTCTTAGCAACACGTTCCATCTCACCAAACTCAGAAGGTTTAAATCCATACTTTTTATAAAAAGCAACTAGCTGTGATTTGTTTAGTATAGGTGCTCCTGATTTGCCTCCAAATGGTTTAGCTTCTAAAGCAATAGTTACGCCATACTTATCAGCTATATCAACTATTTTTTGCATTACCTTACCAGC